GTTGGAACTAAATCGGTATTTAATAAAGACACACCAAAGATCTGCTATTCGGAAGAAGATGTAGATTCTATGTACAGTGGAGACCTTGCGGAAAAACTCAAGTTCTCTTACAGATACTTTAGCAAGCTTGGTATCAAGGGAGTTATTCAAGGTGATCTCCTATTCACCTCTGATATTAGAACGGAGATGGTAAATGGAGAAAGACTCTACACATTTCGACCAAACACTATTACTTATGGCATCCCTACTGACCACGATATTGGTAAAAAAGCTGGCAGAGCAAAGATCGGAGTAGTATTCCATACTCATTATCAGGGAACAGATCTTCCTACAATGCAGGCAATGGCAGGAGCACCTGTTGATACTTACAAGGATATTCCTGAAGTATTGATTGTCAAGAATGACACCCCCATGGATCGTGTTGGATTCTCTAAACAAGAGATGAATAAGTTTGATAATTATATCTCTAAGATCGAACGTATGTGTAAGATCTGTGGTCCTTTCCTTGATGAATTGGTGGATGCAACTGGCACCACAGGCGATAAGAAATTTCATATTGCATCATACCTGAAGCAGTTCTTTAATAATGAGATTAAGAATGCTCGTAGTATTTCTAACATCGATGAGACGATGTATGACATGCTCAATTTTTATGAGGAGAAAACAAGCAAAGAACTTGCCAAGATCAAGACGGTAAAAAATCTGACAGTAAAAAGAAATCTTGTGTATGGCAGTCAGAATTATGTCGTAGATAATGTCTATAAGTTCAAAGCGATGCTTGCACTGTATAAGGAACTACAGGCAGTCAAGCAAATGGTTATAGATAAACTGGACCACCTGGAAGAGTTTAGAACATACGTTCAGACTGACAAAGGATATAAGGTCACAACTCCTGAGGGATATGTTCTGCATAAAGATGGCAGCATGATCAAGTTTGTTAATCGCTTGGAGTTTGCATACAACAACTTCACTCTGCAGAAGCAATGGCGTTAAACTGTAATACATGCTATTTTACTTTTGGTAGGTTCCAACCACCTACTACTGGTCATGCTGAAAACTTTGCTGGTGTAAAACGCGAAGCGGGTTCTCATGATTATCGTATCTACATCTCACAGACTGTAGATAAGAAAGGTAGTAATCCTTTGCCACCTGACAGAAAATTATATTACATGAACAAGATGTTTCCAGAGCATCGTGGTAAAATATTCTCTGGACCTAAACAACCTGTTGCTATCTTACAAGATCTCATGCTTGCAGGATATAATGAGGTTGTTTTTTTAGTAGGATCTGACAGGGTTTCCGCTATGCAGTTCCTCCATAAATACAACGGAAAGGATTTCTCATTCAGGAAGATCGAGATTAGATCTTCTGGAAGTAGAGACGCTGATGGTGATACCTTTGCCATTTCTGGAACAAAGATGAGGCGTGCAGCACATGCCAAAGACTTTGGAACATTCAGAAAAGGTATTCCTAGAGCATTAAATGATCGTGATTGTCGTGCTCTAATGGCAGAGATCGCAGAAGCACTACCAGATAATTTTAAATGAAGGATTTTAAGAAGTTAAGAGAAGAAGCACTGCGACAGCAGCAACGTCACACTGAAGTTTTTAAGGAAGGTGATGCTGTCATGTCTGCCCGTTCAGGAGACAAAGGACACATCCACAGAGTTGGTGGTAACTATGCCATTGTAATTTCTGAAGAAGGTCAAATGTTTCGTGAGTGGATTAAGAACATTAGATCTATAAATAATACGAGAAGAACTTCCTTATTAAACGATGAAATATCAGAAGCCAGTTAATAACGTCAATAGCAATGATGAATTTTCATCAGGATTGATGGAAGCTTATGGTCAGTGGATGGGAGGCGACTGCTTCCAGAATACTTCATATGAACTCAATTTATCTGAGGCACCTTTTGATGGCATGATGCCACAGTCGCATGGTGCTGAGATTGAAGACACTACTAAGAAAAAGAAGTCTGCTTCAAAAGAATCTCCAAAAGCACAACTCGATATCGCAGGCGAAGGAGAAGTTCTTGAGCGTGAAGAGTATGAAGTTGATGGCGAAACTTATGTCATCGAGAAGAAGAAAGGTCTAGACGGCAAGGCATGTTGGAAGGGATACAAACTTGCTGGCACTAAGAAGAAAGGTGGAAAGACTGTTGATAACTGTGTTAAAGCAGGTGACGAAGTAACTCATGAGGGCGAAGAAATCGCTGAGAAGAAACTTGATCCCGTTGGTAAGGAAGACAAGGACATCGACAACGATGGTGACCACGATAAGTCTGACAAGTATCTATTAGCACGTCGTAAGAAAGTCAGCAAGATCATTGCAATGAAGGGCAAGAAATGAAGACATTCAAACAACTACGCGAAGAGTGTGGGTGTAAAGACAAAGAACGTAAAAGCAAAAAGAAGAAGTCTCCTGTAGAAGTCATGCCTACTGTTAATGATGGGCAGAAGGGCATGACTACTAAACCCACTAATGAGTCTGTCTTTGCTGGCAACTATGAGGGACCTTTGTATGCAAGACATCCTGATCTCGTCATTGCCGAGAAGGCAGTGTCCAAAAAGCAGCAAAAATTCATGGGTATGGTCAGAGCTGCTCAAAAGGGTGAAGGCGCGTCGTCGCCTGAGGTTGCCAAAGTTGCTTCCAGCATGAAGAAGAAGGACGTTAAGGACTTCGCTTCTACGAAACATAAAGGACTACCAGAGAAAAAGAAGGAGAAGAAATAAATAAGCTTGCACATCGCAATAAGATCATGCTTGCTTTTCTACTCCCACTCGCATCCAAAATTATTTCTGACGCTGTTGCCAAACTTCCCGATGATGAGGAACTTGGTGAGAAGTTAGTCGATATCTGCTTGCTTATCCTTGGCAAGGCAGTCAAACTAACAAAGACAGACATGGACGATAAGTTATTCGCAGTTGTCGAACAGGCAATCCAGAAGCGCGAAGAAGCCTGAGAATATAAATAAATTTTAGGAAAATTAGTTTATCAACTGGAGTACGTATCCATGTCCTTGTATAGTCGTGCTGAAACGCAAGCACAATCAATCAAAGTTCTAAACACAACTGAGAAGGCTTCCGTTAAGAAGTACGAATCTGACGGTACGCTTGTAGCACATGATGGTAATACCAATGCTACCTCTGGTGCTGAAGGTAATGCTGCTATTCAAGCAAGAGCAGTTTTTATCGATGACACAGAAGCAACCCTCGCTGAGAATACTGAGCGTGGTCTAAATTCTCCTGGTTGGTGGCAATATACCACATACACAGACGCTGATGGCAATACTCGTCATAAGGCAGTTCAACTAGTATCAATGAAAGATGCTCCTGTCAATACTGCTGATAGTGATGACGATGTTGCAGCAGATGTTGCTTCTGTAATCACTATCTCGGCACAACCTGCTGATGTTGGTGCTGCAGCAGATCCATTCACTGGAACATTTGCTGTTACAGCAGCAGCTGATACTGGCACTGTTGAATATCAGTGGCAGCGTCAAACTGCAACTAGCACACGTTGGAGCAACATTACTGCCACTCTTGACGGTAGTGTTTATAGCGGTCAGACTGGCGCAACTCTTACAATCACTGGTGCTGCCAAGGCAGACCTTGATGGTTATAAGTATCGCGTAAAACTCACTTCTGATGCTGGTGCTGAGGAAGTTATCTCTGATGCTGCTACATTAACCTTCGCATGATCTGAATGAACTTCAATGAATTGACGCCAGACAACTGGCTCTTCTTTGCTATTCAAAATTACAATAACCCGTCGTCCGTAACTTATTCAGACTTTGAAGAAGACTTGAAGAGATTTAAGTACATCAAACGACTGTTAAAAAGATACTCGACGACGGGTGAATTGAAAACACATTTAATTCTAAATCATGTGATTGTATTGTATAATGTATTTGGTGAGGCAGCGACACCGCTGCTTTTTTATAAGACGGAAGCAACATACTGGTCTCAAATCAAGGCGTTTATGTTGTTTCTAAATAGATTACCACCTTCACTTACCGAGGATGCTGACGAGGAATGTCTGAAAAGTCTGAATCTAATCTAAATGAAATGATTAATAATGCTGGCGATGGTTCTGGTCTTCAGTTACCACCCGCTTTTGTTATGGTAAATCCTAAGCAACATCGTAGGTATAAGAAGGCAAATCAAGATAAAGTTGATGGGCGCACTAAGGGTGCCCGCTCTCTCTTCGATCGCATTCAGAAAAGAAAAATGAAAGAACAAGTAGAAACTCAAATTGATGAGGCAATTGTGTCTGACACAGAGAGGGCACAGAAAGTCATTCAGCAAGGCAAGAAACTCAATCGCCAGAAAGATCTTCAGAAGAAGAGAAAGGAAGCGAAGGAGAAAATGATGCGTAAGTCCAGTGAAATGGACACTCTAATGAAGGCACGTATGTCTGACTTTAAAAAGAAAGCAAAGGACCAAGAGAAAAAGGTCCAACAAAAAAATTCTTATGAACCACAAGGTGAAATTATGACTGAAAATCAAGATGTAATTCAAGTTGCTCTCGACGTTGCAACTGCTGAATTGAATCCACAGGGTGAAGGTTCCTTTGCTA